ATTCGGCCACCAAGCGCACGTCGGCTTATGACCTGCACCGTGCAATCCACTGGCTGAAGTGGTATGAGTCGCAGTGGCCTGGCCGCGCCCGTCTGGTCGAAGGGTGGGGCGGGCCGGTCTACGATGTGCTACAAGTGGTGACCTATGAGGAGCTCCACAACCAGTTCTGTCGACCGAAGACCCGAGAGGGGTGGCTCGTGTAATGGGTGATCGCGGAGGCATGGACGGCTTGACGATCTCGCAGCATCCCGGCACAGCCGGTGGCCAGCGGGGCATGGGCTCTTATCAGCGCCGGAAGGATACGAAGCCGGACTACGCCCCCTACGAGCTCACCGAGCAAGGCGCTGGCGACTCCACTCCTGAGCGATCGGCCAGGCTCTATGAGGAGTCTGTAGGCTACAAGAATGTTGCTCTGAGCCCTGCTGTCGCTCTGCGAGCAAAGTATGCCGTGACTGCAGGGCTCAAAGACATCTTCAACGTGATGGAGTTCTTGCGCAATAAGTGGCTGGTGCTCTATCGGCTCTACCGCGGCGAGACCATCAACGAATTCAACTACGGCCGCCTGCCGCTGCATTCGCCCGAGCCGTACAAGATCGTCGAGTCGATCCAGCCGCAGATCTTCCGCACCCTGTTCGGCTCCGAGCGGTGGTTCAGGCTCTACGCCGAGGCGATGGAGCACGACGACAATTCCAAGAGTCAGGAGGCCCTGTGCCGGCGCCAGCTACGCGCCATGGCGCACGGCCAGAAGGCTTCTCGCGGTATCCGCGATGGCCTGATCTACGGCACCCAGATCCAGAAGCTCTGGTGGAAGCAAGAGGTCGATGACATGACCTACCGGGTGGGCAAGCGGCGGCCCGACCCGAACATCCCCGGTGGTTCCAAGGTCGAGCTCGAGGAGGTCAAGAGCCGCGAGTTCACCTTCGACGGGAATTACATGGAGAACGTCTCCATCTTCGACTTCCTGGCTCCTCCTAACGCCTCGAGCATCGATGACGCGGAGTGGTGCGCGGACAGATCGATGTGGCCGGACTACAAGGTCAAGGAGATGGGGGAGCTGGGTCATTGGCTCGGCCTCGAGGCACTCCGCGACCACCCGGGCACCAGCAACGCCAGCTTCAACGACGAGTTCAAGGAGAGGAAGTCTTACTCGTACGGCGTGTTCGATCCTCAGGAGGCGTCAGGCGCTCCCCACGTGCCGCACTACGAGGTGATCGACTGGTGGGGGCCTCTCGTCGTGAAGGACGAGAACGGCTCCTACACCACCAAGATCTGCAACGTGGTGATGCTCGAGCCCGATTCTCTGCAGCTCGTCGTGCGGATCACCGAGAATCCGTACTGGCACAAGAAGAAGCCCTACCAGGCGTGGAAGCCCATCGACCTGGAGGACGAGTTCTACGGCATCGGTGCGATCGAGATGATCGCCAGGCTCAGTCGAGAGAAGGATGTGAAGCGCCAGTTGCTCATGGCTGCGACACAGCTGGAAGCGAACCCCATGTTCGAGGTAAGCGACCAGGCCAACATTCCCGACGGGCAGCTGATCTTGCAGCCAGGGTTGTGCCTGCGGGTTCCCCAGGTTGGTCAGTCGATCGCGCCGATTCACATCCCGAAGGTCTCCGACTCGGCGCTCAAGGCTGAGAACCAGCTCACCGTGGACATCCGCGAGACCGCGGGCACCACGTCGCCGATCATGGGCGCCGAGGATCCGTTCGGCAAGGGCGGCAAGACTGCGACCCAGCACACCTCCGAGATCGACCAGGGCAAGATGCGCATCTCGCCGATGATCGCCAACTACGAGATGCAGATCGTTGAGCCGATGCTCAACCAGATGGCCTGGAACAACCAGCAGTTCCTGTCCTACGAGCAGGTGGTGCGCGAGGTCGGTTCGGCCGGCCTGAACTACACCGATCGGTACACGGTCGGCCCGGAACAGCTGATCGGCCGGTTCATCGTGCAGCCGCTGGCCAGCTTCAAGCTGCTCACCAAGCAGACTCAGGTGCAACAGCTGGTCAACCTGCTCGATCGGATCCCGATCTTCGCCCAGACCTACGGCCCGCAGTCGATCAAGGGGCCGGCGCTGCTCGCGCACGTGATGGAGTTCGGCTTCGACATCCGCAACGCCAGTGACTTCGTCACGCAGCCACCCGATGAGGCCGAGCTGCTCAGCGCGATGCAGGAGCAGGAGGTTTGGTATCACGCCAACGTCCCGCCGGTGAAGTCTGACGACAACCACCTGCGGCATGCTCGCGTGCACATCGACGAGATCATCGGCGAGCGGTTCGAGGCGCTCTACAAGCACGACCCGAGCACCGCGGCCCGCGCCCGCGCCCATCTGGCCGAGCACCTGCAGATCCTGGCGATCACCCAGGAACAGCAGGAGAAGCAGATCATGGACATGCAGCAGGTGGCGACTGCGATGCAGATCACGCCGCCGCAGTCGATTGGTGGCATGGGCGTCGACGGCGCTGCAGTCAACATCCCTGGCGCTGGTACCCCGAGCCAACAGCCCACGTCCCCGAAGGTCAGGCGCAATGAGATCGAGCGCGGTGATGGCAACAGTGCCTCGACCAATCCGTCGCTCTCGCCGGCCACCCAGAACGCCCCCAATCCAGGAGCCCAGTGAGCCTCCGCGACAAACTACATCCGGTTGACAGCTTCTGGGACGAGAAGGCCCAGGAGCGACTTGCGATCAAACAGATGGACGCGCGGATCAACAACCTGCGCGGCGCGATCGGATTGGCCGAGAAGATCCTGGCGCTCAAGGGCAATGCCGGGTGGCAGCAATTCGTCAAAGCCTTGGAGGATTGCAGAGCTTATCGCAGGCAGGAACTCGAACTATCCGAGGGCACCGACGCTGAGCTCCGCATCCTCCAGGGCCGTTGTCGTGAGTTGGGCGCGGTCATGTCGCTGCTCACTCAAACCGAAACCAACACCAAGACTCTGGTCGACCGTCTACAGAGTCTAGAGCTCGAGCGAAAGGTGTTTGTGAACGAAGACGGCAAGGTCAGACCGAAAGGAGTGCATTCATGAATAACGCATCACCAGGCGGCATCAAGCCCAAAGAGGGCGACAACGCCGTAGTCATCAACCGCGCTGCGGGCTTCAAGCAGGCGATGGGAGCTCTGGACAACCAGACGAAGTCCCCGCACGGCCCCGGCAGCATGAACAACAGCTGGATCCGTCTCCCGGGCAGCGGCACGGGCGGCAACGTCTGCGGCTACACGAACGGAGACTGCCGAGGGTGATCGGCTGGCTGGCGGACTACCGCCACCATTGCGTTGTAGCCGAGTCGCGCCGGCAAACCCTGCGCTGAAACTGAGATGGGAGTCGCGCACCGTCGAAACCAATGACCGATACCCAAGGACCACAACAGTCCGTTTTCAACCAGCGGGCCGACAATGCGGCTCTCATGATCAAGGATCAACTTGGCCGTGAGCTCAGTGCGCAAACTGGAGAACAGGTGGTATTCCCATCGACTCCAGTGCCGGTGCATGCAGATGGCACTCCAGTCGGAGGGCTCCCCCCTGAGGGGAGCTATGCTCGACAGCAGATTGAGGCTCAGCAACAGCAGCTCTTGCAGCAACAGCAAGCGCAGCAAGCCCAGCTGATCTACAATCCCAACGCTGCGGGTCTACCCCAAGAGGCTCTTTTGCAGGCACAGTCGCAACCGACAGAACAGCTCTCTCAGCGAGCGCAGGAACGCATCACATCTCTCGTCACCCAACTTCGTCAGAAGGACCAGGAATACCAGCAATTGCAGCAGACGCAGGCTCAACAGGCGACCACGGTGGAGGAGCTGCGAGCGCAGCTCACCGCTCAACGAAACCAGATGGAGAACGTCCTCGAGCAGCACATGGAAAGCCTGGACCCGGAAGCCCGTGCAGCGATCATGAACGATGCGCGGATCCGGCAGACTGTGGCTCAATCGGAGCAGAGAATTCTGCAGACGGTTGCGCCTCAGCTGGAGGCTCTGCAACAGCGGAACATCCAGCTCGAGAAGATCGGTTTGAGTGGGACCTACCCGGGCTACAACCCGGTGACCCACGATTCCTTGATCGACGATTTTAGGCAACGGAACCCAAACTGCTCAGTGGAGCAGGCGTTCAGGGCGTGCGCAACACCTGAAGAACTGGCTGTTGGTGGAGTTCGGCAAGCGAACGTGCCACCGCCACCTATGCCTCCGGGCAGCGGGTCAATCACACCTCGCTACGTACCACAGCAGGGCGTCAATCAACCGAGTCCCGTTGAGCAGATCAGGATCGATGCAGCACGCGCTGCCGAGCTGGCCCGATCGACGAACCCGGAAGACCAGAAAGCGGCAACGCGACTCTGGAACAAGAACATCGCCGATCGTCTATGGGGTAGCCAGGGTCCGTGACCTTGGAAGGTGCGCGTTGGTGCGGGAACTCCAAACCCCAAACCAACGACAATGCCTTATGTAGCAAACGTCGCAGTCCTCAACTCGTTCGACGTGGGAACGGGCAACCGCGAGGATCTGATCGACGTCATCACGAACATCAGCCCGATGGACACGCTCTTCCTGAGCGGGTTCGAGAAGGTGCCGGCCAACAACATCACTCACGAGTGGTTGGTCGACATCCTCGCTTCATTCGGCGATCCCGACGTGGGAAACGCCGACGTCCAAGCGGTGCCGGAAGGCAGCGACGCGGACTTCACGACTCTTGTTCCTCGCAAGCGTCTCTGCAACCTGACTCACATCATTCGTCGCACGTTCGACGTGTCGGACACCCAGCGGGACATCAACACCGCCGGCATCCGCGACGAGTATGTCTACCAGCTGCGGAAGGCAAG